TGGTTGGAAAAGTACAACCTCCGCAACCGGCAGATTTACAAGTCGGCTGTGAAGAAGATGGGTGCTGACGCCTGTGGCCAGGAAGGGCGGGCCTGGACGTACAACGGTGGCCGGATGGCCTTCTACAAGCCCTGGAACGACCCGAAGGGCGAAGATGGCTATCCTATCGTGATTCGTAGCCGTGATCCGGAAACGGGTGAGATCAAGGGTAAGGCGAAGATGTCCAAGAACCAGGTCGCCCTGGCCGATGGTCAGCACCGTTTGATGATGGCCGTCATGTTCCAGATTCCCCTGGTGACCGAAGTGATCTTCGGGATGCCCTGGATCAGTGAAAACTACCTGGACAGCCAGCAGAAGTCCCGGTCGATGAAGGACGCGATCCACAAGGACGGCCATGCCAATCCCGGATTGCTGTCCCAGACCGCTGCTTTCATGCTTCGGTACGACCGGCGCAATGCTCACAACCTGCCAACCTCCCCTTGGCCGAACATCAGCCAGGGCCAGGAGTACATCCACAAGAACACCACCCTGGAAAAGGTGGTAGGTCAGGTGCATGAATCCGTGTTCGCCCGGAAGCACAGCCCGAAGTTCTGGGCAGCAGGATTATTCCTGGTGCGGAAGAAGAATGCGAAGATGGCCGATGAGATTGCGGCCAAGATCGTAGACTTCGCCGAACTGAAAAAGGGTGATCCACTGCTGGTCTTGCAGAACAAGCTGACCAGCCTGGAAGGCCAGAAGCGGGGTGGGGTCGCCGCGATGGATGACTATGGTGCCCTGATCCTGAAGGCATTCAAGGCCAAGCTGGACGGCGAAAAGCTGGACAAGCCGCTGTCCTTCGGTGCGAAGGAAGAATACCCCACCTTCTGACATTCTGTGCAGTGCCATCGCCGGGCCGGGACTGATTACCTGGCCCGGCATTGTTCTGTTCACACAACGCCAGGAGGGACAGTGGTATGACCCAGGTACCGGAATTTTTCAACCCCGAAGAAGTAAAGCGACGGACGGAGGCCAAGCCCATCAAACCGAAGCGGGCCTCCAAGCCAAAGAACCTGGACTGTGAATCCTGTGGGGCGTACTGCGCTCCGCTTCTGGATACCAGTCAGCCCTGCAAGTCCCCCCAGATGGAAATGAATGGAGCCGGGAAGAAGGGCATCATGGTCATCGCGGAATCCCCCGGCCCCACCGAAGATGAAACCGGAAAGCAGTTGGATGGGGAGGCTGGGGAAGTCATCCGCAATTCCATGATCAACCATGGCCTGTCCCTGAACCGGGACTGCAAACGAATCAACGCAGTCAACTGCTACCTGGGCAGAGACAGAAAAGGCGACTTCAAAAAACCCACCAAAAAACAACTGAACGCCTGCCGGGAGGTGATGGTTGATCCGGCCATCGCCAGGGCCAACCCCAAGTACATCTGGCTACTGGGCAACTATGCTATCGAATCCTTCTTCGCCAGTCGTACCAAGCTGAAGGTGACTGCGTTGCAGGGCCGGGTGATCCCCGACAAGCGCACGGGTGCCTGGGTCATCCCCATGTTCCACCCCAGTTATGTGTTGCGGAACCGGAACGATGAAAACCTGAAAGTCGTCTGGGAGCGGGGGATCACCAGGGCCATTAACAAACTGTCCCATGACCCACCCACCTTCCCCGACCCTGAACCACACATCACCTGCATCACCGACTATGATGAACTGATCAAAGCCCTGGACACCATCCTGGAATGGGCTGATCTGATCGTGGTTGACTATGAGACTTCCGGCCTGAAACCACACCGGTATGGCCACTGCATTCACTCCGTATCCATCGCCTACCACCTGGAAGGCGACGAAGCCCCCCACTGCATCAGCTTCCCCCTGCACTACCCTGGGGCCTGGCCGATGGATAAACAGGAGGCCATGCGAATCCAGGGGGCTGTTGCTGCCAACATTGCCGACCCGACCGGCGACCACAATCCCAGCGGGAAGGCGTGGCGGGAAGTCCTGGGATCGCCCAGGCCGGACAACCAGATCGGGATGATCGAAAAATACCTGGTGGATATCCTGACCTGTGAACGGATCAAGAAGGTCGCCCACAGCATGAAATTCGAAGACCTGTGGTCGAAGGTGATCCTGGGGGTTGCCCCCACACCTTGGGAGCATGACACCATCATCGGTACCCACATCATCGACAACACCCAGGGGGTCACCGGCTTGAAGACCCAGGCATGGTTGCACTGGGGGATCGAAGACTACGACGCGGAATTCAAACAGTACAAGGAAGCCTACCTGACCCCGAAAGAAAAGAAGGACAAGGTCAAGCCATCGGACAATCACTTCAACCGTGTAGGGGAAATGCCCCTGGATTCCTTGCTCATATATGGAGGCTATGACGGCATCATCGAATACTGGCTGCTTGAACGGAATAAGAAAATTCTTCGACCTGGCCGCAAGCTGACCGAAGCCTACGACCTGTTCCACGAAGGCACCCTGGCTTTCTGTGACATGGCTGAAGGAGGCGTCCCCATTGACCACGATCACTACGAACGCACCGCCGATGAATACCATGCCAAGATCGCGGCCCTGGAAAAGAAGATGTACAAAAGCCACGAAGCCAAAATCTTCCGGGAAGACCGCGACCGGGAAATCGACTTTGGCAGCAACCCCGATCTGGGATATCTGTTCTATGAACTGCTGCACCTTGACCCCCCACACCTGACCGAAGGGGGCAGGCCATCGGTGGACAAGGAGGCAATTCATATGCTGGACAATGAGTTTGCCAACCAGATCGTCGAACGCCGGGGGTACCTGAAGATCGCCGACACCTACACCAACCAGATCATGCGCGAATCCGTCAATGGTCGGGTGTACCCATCGATCAACCTGAACATCCCGGTGACCTACCGATCCAGTATCAACGCCCCCAGCCTTCAGAACACCCCCAAGCGCGAAGAAGAACCCAAGCGGGCGATCCGCACCGGCATCATCGCGGAACCTGGGTGCAGCCTACTGGAAACCGACTTCGGTGGGATCGAGGTATGTGGCATCCAGTGGTACAGCAACGACAAGGTACTGGGGGATTATCTGTGGACGCCTGGGGCCGACATGCACCGTGACCAGACCATGGCCATCTTCGACTTCAAGCCCAATGAGTGGGCGGCCCTTGATCCAAAGTTCAGTAGCTTACTCCGGTTCCACATCAAGAACTGCTGGGTGTTCCCGGAGTTTTACGGAGCCTGGTACAAATCCTGTGCAGAGAATATCTGGGACGCCTGCGCCTCCCTGCTGATTGGTGACGGGGAAGGAACCACTGTCCAGCAGTGGTTGGGTGTCAGTTACATGCAGTTCGAAGAATGGCTTCGGGGTTATGAGGATGAATTCTGGTCGTTGTTCAAAGGCGTCCGGGAGTACCAGGATTCCATTGGGAAGGAATACCGCAAGTTTGGATACATCGAATCCTTCCTGGGCTTCCGCTTCGGCGGGTGGATGACCCGGAACAACCTCTATAACTACAAGGTGCAGGGCACGGCCTTCCACCTGCTGCTATGGTGCCTGATCCAGTTGAACAAACGCCGGAAGGAACGGGGCTGGAAATCACGCATCCTATGGCAGATTCACGATTCCATCGTCTGGAACCTGCACCCGGAAGAACGGGAAGCCATCGTCCGGGCCTGTTACCACATTATGACCAAGGTAGCCCCAGCACACTTCCCATGGATCAATACACCCATCAAGGTCGAACCGGAAATCACCGACATCGACGGCACATTCTACGATCTGAAGACCTACGATGAGGATTCCTATGAAACTGCCTAGACAAGTTTGGAAAGATTTGAATCTACTCCTGCTACAATAGAAGTAGGAAAGTCAAACGAACGCCTAACCAAGGACGGAAACCATGGCTTTGAAAGACGACATGCAAATCAGTGACGCCCTGATGTATGAGTGCGCCCGCCAGCCGATGCTGTTCCACAAGTATGCGGTTGACCTGGCCGATGCCCAGTTGGATCGGGAGAAGGCCAAGGATCACCTGGATGTGACCAAGGCCAAGATCGATGAAGATATCCGGCGCAACCCTGGCAAGTATAGCCTGGACACCGAAAAGAAGCCGACCGAATCAGCCATCGCCAACCAGGTGATCCAGGAAGCCGACTACCAGGAGGCCAACAACAGTCTGATGGAGGCCGGGCATATCGTGAACAAACTGGGTGGTGCCAAGGAAGCAATGCACCACAAAAAGACGATGCTGGAATCGATGGTGCGCCTGCACATAGCTGATTGGGGTTCCGATCCCAGTATGTCTACCAAGGGCCGGGAGGCCGTGGCCAATGCTGGGGCGGGTGAACATAAAGCTGCCCTACCACGCCCCACCAGAAGGTTGGGGAAGTCAAGGGATTCAGGATGAATATACAATCCAATCCCATTGGCTGGATGATCGCTGGGATCATTGTACTGATTATCGTCAGTTATTTCATCTATCTGGTGCCCAGGCTAATTTCGGCTGCCTTGTACCGATCCAAAATCGAAGCCGAAAAACGTAAGGAGCAAGATCATGGCTAAAGAAGCCACTCAAAGCGACCCCTTGAAGGCGCGTATGGAGGCCAACTACAACATCCGGGATGGGGAACGGTACAGCATGTACTACATACCCGAATCCCAGTTGCCCCTGTTTGTAGCCAGCAAAGGTGATCATGGTGTGGACATCCTGCCATACCTGGCAGGGCCGAACGATCCCCACACCCCCCAAGGTGAACCAACCTACTGCCTGGACATCTACGCTCACTCCAACGTTGGCCCTGGGGACGAATGGTTCGTCTGCCTGTTCCGTAACTGGAAGCAGCCTTGCCCGATCTGCGAGTATCGGAACCAGTTGATGAAGAACCCACCGCCCGAAGATGCCGACGCCCGCACCTTGACGCGGCACGACGATCTGGTGAAGGCCCTGAACGCCAAACGCCGGGTCACCTACAACATCGTTGAAATGACCAACCAGGAAACCGAAGACAAGGGTGTCCAGGTCTGGGAAATCGCACACTTCTTCATGGAGAAGGAATTGCAGACCTTGGCTGGCCGGGGCAAAGCCCGTGGCAAGGGTTACATTTTCTTCGCCCATCCCGAAGAAGGGAAGACGGTTTGGTTCAGTCGGACGGGCATTGGTGCCAAGTCCACAGCCTACGGAGGCTATGCCTTTGAAGACCGAATCATCGATGGTGTGGCCTACGTGCCCCGCCAGGAAGACCTGGACGCTGTGTTCTGCCTGGACGAACACATCTACATCCCCACCTACGACGAAGTGCATGGGAAGTTCTATGACGGGCAGAAGGTGGAAGAAGCTGGTGAGGATGCTGGTGTCCGTGGAACCCGACGTGCTGCCACCGCCGACCAGGGGGAAGATGAACCGGTTGTCGAAGAATCGGTTCCCCAGTCACGGCGTCCCCGCCCGGCTCCGGATGCCGCATCGCAACCGGAAGAAGAACCCCGGCAAGCTGCCGCCCGTCCACGTCGGACGCAGGATGCTGCCCCAGCAGCAGAAGCAGCCCCAGCATCCAGACGGCCTTCACGGCCTGCCCCGGCTGCCTCCCCAGCACCCCGAAAGTTGGGCAAGGCCAACCCGGCTGCCGAACCAGCGAATGATGAAGGGGCCGATCCGGCTGGTGATAGGTGTCCGGTGCCGGACGGTAAGTTCGGTATTGACGCCGACAAGTTCCAGGAATGTGAAACGTGTGACCACTGGGATTCCTGCATCCAGGTAACTGAACGGAGAAATCAATAATGGCCACACCGAAAAAGCTGGGCAAGGCAGGGGCGAAGAAGGCCCCTGCCAAGGCCAGCAAACCAAAAAACCGGGCAGCCTTGAGAGCCAAGGCCCAGGAAGCCGATGAAGCGAAGGGCACACCGCCCTATCGGCGAAGCAAGCCGGTTTCCTTTGCCCAAACTGTTTCCACGGGATCAACCCTGTTGGACTTGTCCATCAGTGGTGGTCGGGTTCACGGTGGAGGTATCCCTGGGGGCATCCTGGTCGAAGTGTCCGGGCCATCAGGTGGGGGTAAGACCGAAATCCTGGTAGGTGTCTGTACGTCAACCCAACGGGCGGCCAAGCCAGGGGAAGCCATGTTCCTTGATCCCGAAGGACGCCTGGACGAAGACTATGCCCAGCTTCGCGGGTTGTCCCTGGAAAAACAGTATCAGTACGCCCGGCCCAAGACGGTCACCGAAATGTTCAAGGCCATGTACAACTTCGAATCGAAGAAACCAGGCATTCTGGTAACCGCCGAAATGGAAATGGGTGTGGACACGCAAGGCAACTATACCTACGAAGGCGAAGACAAGTATGGTGCAAAGAAGGCCAAGGACATGTCCCAGGAATTGCGGCGGTTCAACACGTTCATTGCCGAAGAAAACCGGCTACTGATCTGCGCCAACCAGATCAGGGATGACTTCAAGTCCGGGGGCACCACCACCCCAGGCGGACACGCCGTACCCTTCTATTCCTCCCTCCGGATCGAAGTGAAGCCCCTGTGGAAGGGATCGGCCATCGTCCGAAATAGAAAGTTCCGAACAGGCAAGGAAATCCACAAGCAGGTAGGAATCATATCCAACTGCTTCATCAAGAAATCGTCCTTGGACGATCCGTTCCGCGAATGCTCCATCTACATCTTGTTTCGCTATGGGATCGATGACGTGCGGGGCAATCTGCAATACCTGAAGGATATGTTGAGGCTGACCAAATACGAATTCCGGGATTTAAGCCACAACTCCATGGACATGATGATCCAGAAAATTGAAGACGCTAACGAAGGTGAAGGTCTGGTGGATGAACTCCGGGAAGAAGTGATCGCCCTGTGGGGCGAAGTCGAAGAACGATTCGACACTGACCGCAAGCCCAAGGTATGGCGATGAACAGGCCGATCATTGTAGACGCCAACAATTGGTGTTTCATACAACACCACGCATTCGGCGATAAGTTGTCGCACGATGAAAAGCTGACAGGCATCCTGTGGGGCTTCTTTCACCAGATCATCCTGATTGCCCAGAAGTTTGAATCCAACCGGTTCATCTTCTGCTGGGACAGCCGGAAGAACCTTCGCAAGATCGACTACCCCCGCAAGGTGGTAGTGCGGGACGGCCAACGGATCATCGAAGGCTACAAAGCCAACCGGGTGACCAATGATCCTGATGAAGACACCCAGGAAGTATTCGACCAGTTCAACATGTTACGGGAAGAACTACTGCCCGAATTTGGATTCAAGAACATCCTCATGCAGACCGGGGTGGAGGCCGATGACATCATCGCGTCCCTGGTAAAAAACATGCACCTGAAGGCAGCCTTCGGTGGGGAGTATGAGCGGCCCCTGGTCGTATCCACCGACAAGGACTTGTACCAACTGCTGGATCACTGTGACATCTGGCGGTCGATCAACAAGGAACTGATGACCCGGAAGCTGTTCCAGGAAAAGTACACCATCCCTCCCCAGGACTGGGTCGAAGTGAAGGCCCTGGCCGGGGACACGTCGGACAACATCCCTGGGATCAAAGGGGTGGGGGAGAAGACCGCGATCAAATACGTCCGGGGGGAGTTGGATACGAAGATGTGGACTGCTAATGGAAAGCCAACAGCTTATGCCAGGATCGTGTCACCGAAGGGTCTGCATACCGTCGAACGGAACCACTATCTGATGACCTTGCCCCATCCCAGCACCAAGGGAGTCGAATTAGCTGAAGGGGAAGTCTTCGACATCGATATCTTCCTGGACATCTGCAACCGCTACGGGTTCCAGTCCTTTCAAACCAGTGAAGCCCTGGCCGAATGGCGCGGGCGATTCCAAATGTGAGGAAATATTATGCCTTCTCAACAACTCCATGAGATTTCTGCCCACCATATTGGGGAGGGTATTTACAGAAACCAATTTTGTAAAGAACACTACAGGAATCACCTGGCAATAGGTGGTGATGGCCTTCGGTATATTACCGCCCCCAAGATGAAGTCCTCTTGTGATGTGGACTTCTGTGAAAACCCCGTGGCCTTCAAGGAAAAAGCCATAGCTACCCCACTTCCCAGATGAAACCAGGACAAAGCAATGCCAAGGGTGGGAAGTACGAACGGTGGGTCTGCTGTGAACTGACCCGCTGGATCACCGGGAAGCCGAAGCCTGAACTGTTCTGGCGGTCGGCCACATCCGGGGCCAAGGCGACCCAGGATGCGAAGAAGGGCCACAAGTCCAAGATGGGTGGGGACATCATATCGGTCGATGCCCAGGGCATCTGGTTCACCAACTGCTTTTCCCTGGAATGCAAGGACAGGGATTCCTACGGGAACCTAGACCTGCTGTTCCAAGGCCGGGGAGACTTCCTAAAGTGGTGGGAACAGGCCAAGGCCGACGCCAGCAGGGTGAACAAGGTGCCTATGATGATCTGCAAGCGGTACCGGGGCGATGACCTGCTGGTGGTACCTCTATGGCTGGAAACGGGCAGCCTCAAAAGTGGCCTGTCGATCACCAGTGTGCCCCGCGTGATGACCATGCAAGGGGCCGACCAGTATGGGCTTGCCATCTATCTGTTTGAAGAATGGTTGGCCACTACCAAGGTGAGCAACATCAGGGAAATCGCCACCGAACAGAAGGAGCAACGGGACAACAGCTACCTGGCCAGCCGGAAGCCCGAACGGCCCCGGCACCTGGGAAAGGCCGGACAATGAATAAACTGAAACGGGAATTTCACACATTCGACCAGGACAATCCCCAAATCTGGAAGTGGATCGTCCAGTACACCTTTCAAGCCATCGATGCAGGCCGAACGACACTATCCATCAGCCTGATAATCGAAAGGGTGCGATGGGAGGTCTATGTGACCACCAGATCGAACGATGGCTTCAAAATCAGCAACAACCACCGGGCCTACTATGCCAGGAAAATCATGCGTCGCTATCCCCAGTACAAAGGCTATTTCAACACCCGGATCGTGCCTGGGGAATCCCTAGAATATTGGGAAGAAAACTACAGACGGGCCAAACCGAAAAAGAAGGGCCGACAATGATCAACCGCATCTACCTGAAGAACTTCCAGGGCCACCAGGACAGTGACTTCCTCCTGGCCCCAGGGATCAACGTCGTCACCGGCGAATCTGATGCCGGGAAGTCGTCTTTGATCCGCGCCCTGTTCTGGGCGATCAAGAACCGGCCCATCGGGGCCGCTGAAGTCTTCCGCAACTGGTTGGTCGAAGACAAGGATACCGTGTCCGTCACAGTGGAATTGGACGGCACCCACGGGATCGTCCGGTACCGGCGTGGGGCCGATAATGGATATGACGTAGACGGAGAAAAACTGAAGGCGATCCGCACCGACGTGCCATCCGAAGTGGCCGACCTGCTGAACATCAGCGACCACAACATCCAGCCCCAGCATGACGCCTACTTCCTGCTGGCCGATTCGCCTGGGGACGTGGCCCGCAAGCTGAATGAAGTCTGTGGCCTGGACATTATCGATAACTGCCTGAAGACGGCCAACCTGCTGATCAGCCGGAACGGTCAGGAAATCAAGACATCGGAAGCAACCATCGCCCAGACCCAGGCCGACATCGACACCTATATCGACCTGGAAGGCCGTGAGAAGGCCCTGGGCATCCTGGAACGCAAACAAGGGCACCTGGCCGACGCCCGGTCGAACATTACCACCTTGGAAGACCTGATCGCGGATCGGGAAGCCCTGGACATCGACCTGAAGGCCGTTGACGGCCTGCTGGTGGCCGAAACTGAAGTCGAAGCACTGTGGGCCAAGGTCGAAGAACAGAATGCCGTACAGGAGAGGATCGACAAGCTGGGAAGCCTGATCAATGAACGCACACGTCTGGACAAGGAAATTGCCAGCAAGGATGCAGCCCTGGGGGAAATGGAATCCAGTCTGGAAAACCTGATGGATGGGTTGGACGTGTGCCCATTGTGCCTATCCACAAAGGAAAGCCGAAGGCCGTCCATGCACAGCTTGTCGAAAGACCACATCCATTAGGATGGCCTTCGGCCCTTAACAGGAAACCAAATGAACCAACAACCATCAGAACCGATACTGCTGGCCCAGCAGGCCAAGGCAGACTTCAGGGAAGCCCGCCGCCGCTACTATGCAGCCCTGGTGGAATGCCTCCCAGTCGGGACACCGATCTGGTTCACGGCGCACAACGGCAGGAAGTACGACGGGGTGATCGCAGGGCCACCCAGTGAAACAGGTTATGTGAAGATACGGAACAACGTCACCCATCGGGCCTACGAAATTGCGATCTACCTCATCGAAGGGCTTTGATATGAACAACAGGGAATTCATCAAAAAGGTGCGGAAGTATATCAACCCCTACCCTGATCCCTTCAGCAAGGTTCACATCCCGAACCAGGCTATGGGTAACTGGCGGGTGAATCAATTTAGTGTCGATGAAGAAGACGTGATGTTGATGAACCTCCGATCTGCAATAGATGGCAACGCCCGCCGAACCCTGCCCCCCGGCACCTACACCCGGCTATACAACCGGGGTGTGGTCATGTCCGACACCCCAGCGGAAGCATGGGAAAACCTGGGGCCGGTCTGGGCAGCCAAAAACGCCATTGATAAGCTGATCAACGGTCACGGCGTCCGAATCCTGATCAATGGCCTGGGCCTGGGATTCGTACTGAAGGCCCTGCTGACCTTCGACCAGGTGGAACTGATCCGGGTGATCGAACTGCAACCGGAAGTAATCCAGATGATCGCTCCCAGGTACCGTGGCCCCAAGGTGGAAATCGTCCAGGCCGATGCCCTGGAATACCGGCCCGACAAGGGCGAACGGTTCGATGTGGTCTGGCACGACATCTGGGCCGATGGTCTGCACGACCGCACCTGGCCACAAAGCAAACTACTCCACCGCCGCTATGGCCGCCTGACCGGATGGCAGGGTTCATGGTCGCGGGAATACTATCTGACCGACCGGAGGATGTACCGATGAATATCTACAAGGTGATCCTGAAGGCGGAAGAAGACACCTGGCCCGGCTGGCCACGTATTGAAATGTACTTCACCCACCGCCCAACCAACGATCAGATCATTGACCGGCTAAAAGCCAAGACTGATCCTGAAATCGTATATACCCTGGACAGCCTGGGATGGGTCGAATGGTACCTTGGTATGATTAAGAAGTATCCCATCGGAGACGATTCCACGTTTGACATGGGATCAATCAGAACATGGCGGGATTATCCTGACGCCGGAACTCCGATGCACAGCCTTCCTGTACACGGAAAGACCCACATTCGGGAACTCACTGTCACGGAGAATGGGCCATGAACATCCTTTGCAGTGGAGACTGGCACTACCGAGCATCCCGGCCCGTCAGCCGGAAGGATGACTACGTCGCTGTCCAGCAGGAGAAGATCGAACAGATTTACAACATTGCGTTCGATGACAACTGCCAGTTTATTCTTCAGCCTGGGGATTTCTTCGATGGGGCCGAACCACCCTTGTGGTTGGTACGGGAAGCCATCAAAAACCACACCCAGGAGTACGATAAAATCCCCCTGCTGACCGTCTACGGCCAGCACGATCAAAGGTATCACTCCAACAAGGTAGAAAACACCCCCATGGCCGTGATGGAAGCTGCCAAGGTGCTGCAAGTTCTGGGGCCAGAACCATGGGTCTACTCCCACCGCGACGGCCCCGCCCACATCTATGGCTGTTCCTGGGACGCGGAAATACCCACCCCACAAGTGGAGGCCGTAACCAACATTCTGGTCATGCACCGG